GCCGCAATAAAAACCAAATGGCCAAAGGATAATTCTGGGCCAGTGGAATAAAATAAAATTAGTGAGGGATTTTACCTCAATTTCCCTCATTATAGTGACATTAATTATTCATATTCACAATCCCTACCTTTACTAAATAATAATAGAAAAAGGTTTTAACTACAGGGAGATTTTTAATGGCACTGACTTTAAACAAACAAACCGTAAATTTTGTATTGGATCAAGGGGCTACCTTTGAAAAAACCATTATTGCTAAAAACACAGCAGGTGGTAATGTGACCATATCTTCTGGCACTACTTCAGCCAAGTTAAGACAATCTATATACTCTGGTAACAATATACATTCTTTTTCTACATCCGTTTCTGGATCAAATGTTACTATTTCAATGGCAGCAACAAATACTGCCAATGTTTCTGCAGACCGCCAATATGTGTATGATGTGGAATATACTCAATCTGATGCCACTACCGTAGAAAGATTAGCAGAAGGTATTGTAACTATATCTCCACACGCAGGTGACAGAGATTTTCCGGCTATTGTAACAGAGAGTATATCTGATGGTCAATGGGGTTCTACCCTGTGGACTGACTTTGTTAGAAATGATGGTTCAAAAGATAGATTAGTAACCAATGGAACTGATGCAGCCAGCCCCTATTGGGGAGAAAACGGTGAGGATCACTTTTGGGAAATGGAAGGCCCTCATCATGATGATATTGAGGAAATGCAAGATGTAGTAGTAGCAGAAGGAACAATCACTAATAGTCATCTAGCATGGAATGCAGCATTGATCAGATTGGTAGGAACTCCAAACACTTACAACGAAAATACCTCAACTTGGAGTACTGGTAGTTACTCTGCTCTTGCCGATGGTGAAGCAAGAACTGGAAAACCATTTACTATTACATCAACATTTTCAACAAACTTTACTAAAATCACTCATATTGATCAAAGGATCGAACCCAATGGAACAGTCTGGGCAATGTCACCAAAGCATTACGGTAATACGCGAGGAGGTGGATTTAGATTACAACAGAATTATGGTAGACTCACTTTCCAAATAGGGCACTTTACTCATAATCAAACATACTACAATCGTGTCGATGGATTCCTTAAACCAATCTTTGGAGTATCAGCAAATACTAAAACATACACTAACATTCCTAGTAATGTTTATCAAGACCCATTTGAATATGGCAATCAGAGTACAACCATATACCAAACAATGAATCCTGAAGGTGTTACAGGAGATGTGCGTATGTGGTATCAGTTCACTTGTGTGTATAATGGTGGGCCTGTGGGATATTACAATTACAGTACGAGCTCTGAAACTGAGGCGCAACTAGTACAAAATATTAAAGACTCTTTTAAGTTCTACCAAACAAATCTGAGGACAGGCAAAGTACATGAAATAGATTGGCACCACATACAAATGACTAACCGAGATGATTTCTTAGGATTTATTCAAGGAGTAGGATACGAGGGAGACAGGGAAGCAGATACACGATTTGGTGCATTTTGTGATTCGGCTGACAATGCATATGTATTTGCATCAAACTGGGCAGGTACATGGGTATCGAATACAGCATTATCACACTCAGACTTACAGGGTGACGATTCAGAAACTAAAGCTAGTCAGCCTTTTAGAGTAAATGGATTTGCTATGGATCCGCTTGGGTGGGCAACAGAAAACAATAAGGATGCTACGAACACATGGATATGGAGTCCAAGTCATCATCCAGATAGACTTGAAGATACTTCTGAAAATAAAAAAGATCCGTATCCTAATATAACATCGGGTGCTGCAGATAGCAATTATTTGAAGGCTCAAGCTTCAATGGATGACCCCGATTATTTTAGAACTCAAGCAGACAATTCATACTGGGCAAATAACTACTCAGCAGATACAGCGTAAGGAATAAATGGCACTGACTTTAAGTAAACAAACTGTAAATTTTGTATTGGATCAAGGGGCCACCCTTGAAAAGACCATTACCGCACAAAACTCTGCCGGTGGGAATGTCACTATTTCTTCTGGTACTTGTGCCGCTAAGATGCGTCAATCTACATATTCTGGTAACAATATACATTCTTTCACACCTTCCATTTCTGGATCGAATGTGACAATTTCTATGACTGCAACAAATACTGCAAACGTTGCTGCTGGTCAGTATGCATATGATATAGAATATACTCAGTCAGATGGAACTACTATAGAAAGATTAGCAGAAGGTATTGTAACCGTATCTCCAGAATCTACGAAGTAAGGATTTAAACAAATGACACAACCTACATCTAGAACTACATTTAAAGATTATTGTAAAAGAAAATTGGGGCATCCAGTTGTTGAACTGAATCTTGATGATGACCAAATTGAAGACACTATTGATGACGCAGTAACTTACTGGCAGGAGTATCATTTTGATGGTACACATCCAGAATTTGTAAAGAAACAAATTACTGCTTCAACTCAATTATTAGCCTCATCATCAACTGGTACTTTTTCTAATGGAGAAACCATTGAAGGAGGAACGAGTGGACTTAGGGCTACACTTCATCAATACCACAGTGCAAACACTACAATAAGATATTCAAGTCCTGTTACAAAAAATAATTCTAATGCCATAGCAGTTGGAGATGGTAACACATATTACACTGATACTACAACAACATGGACTGCGGGAGAAACTATTACTGGAGCTTCAAGTGGTGCAACAGCAACTGTTCATGCCAGTACAACTCAAACTATCGGTGATATAGATAATCATTATCTTTCGTTGGATGAGAGTTATATTGGTATCACAGGAATTATACCACTTTCCGAAAACTTGAGTGGTAGTACAAATATGTTTTCAGTCAACTATCAGTACGCATTGAATGACCTTTATACTATGGGGTCAGCTGGTGATGTGAAAAGTTATGTTTTCACTCAACAATATCTTTCTACTATTCAAAATCTTTTCTCTGGAATGCCTAGATTCAGATTCAATCGTCACAGAGATAGAGTTTATCTTGATATAGATTGGAGCTCTGACCTTCAAATAGATGATTTTGTTATAGTTGAAGCTTATGCATCAATGAATCCAGAAACATATACTGATGCTTATAGTGATATTTTTCTCAAAAAATACTGTACAGCGCTACTAAAAAGACAATGGGGAATGAACCTTATAAAATTTGAAGGTGTCCAATTGCCAGGTGGTGTTACTTTAAATGGAAGACAATTATATGATGACGCAATTACAGAAATTGAAAAATTAGAAGTTGAAGGAAGGCTAGAGTATCAGCTGCCCGATGATTTCTACATGGGTTAGAGGATATAAATGGCAACCAATCATTACTTTAATCATTATGGAACTAATACACCAGATCAAAGACTTGTTGAAAGTATCGTAATTGAGTCTATTAAATCTTTTGGTATTGATGTTCACTACATGCCTAGAACTCAGGTCAATACAGATTCTATCTACGGAGAGGATCGTATTTCTAAGTTTGAAGATGCTCGTATGGTAGAGGTGTACATTAAGAGTGTAGATGGATTTGAAGGTGACGGTACATTTGTAAGTAATTTTGGACTAGAAGTAAGAGATCAAATTACATTTACAATTTCTCGCAGAAGATTCACAGATTTAAATTTTGAAACAGAGAATAGAGATAAAGAACCACTAGAAGGTGACCTTATTTTCTTTCCTTTGTCTGACTCCCTGTTTGAGATTAAACACGTGCAAGATACGAATGTTTTCTATCAGATGGGTGGACTGCAGACTTTTGATTTAGTTTGTGAACTCTTTGAATACGCTGATGAAGCAATTGATACTGGTATCGCTGTACTTGATCAAATTGAAATTGATAATTCTTATTCAATAAAATTTACTCTTGGTGCAGGAACTGGTACATTTACGGTTGGTGAATCAGTTTATCAAGGGTCTACTGGTTATTCAAATGCCACAATTAAGGGTGAGATATTTGCAGTAACTGGTACTGATCTGGAATATAAAAATCTCTTAACTGAGGGTGGTGATAATCTGGTTAGAGAAGACGGTAATGCTCTGGTCGCAGAGGGAACTGTTACTGATACTTCTGAATACACAACTCTTACTATTGGTAATATCATAGGTGCATTTAGTGATTCCAGTAAAATCTTTGAATTTCCATATTCCTTTAAACAAGAGGATGGAGATACTACATCAGATAGTATTCTGTTAGAAGATGAAAGTCTTACTACACCAAACTCTTCTGCTACGGGTAAACTTATGATTGAAACAACTGCTTCTTATGTGGTTTCTTCTTTTGATGATAAGACAATATCAACTGGTGCATCAACTGGAGTACAGGCTGATCCATACGCAAACAACGTAGCGATTGAAACTGTGGCTGATTCTATACTTGACTTCTCAGAAGGTAATCCATTTAGTGAAGGAACAGGGTACTAATGTTAGGATCTACCTTTTATCATCAAACTATAAGAAAATATGTAGCAGTGTTTGGAACTCT